TTTAGTTAATTTCATACTTAGTTAGATCACATTTGATTATGGGTAAGGGTTCTCCTTTCAGAGGTACAGGTTCTCCTATTCTTTCTAGGATTCTTTTTTGAACTTTCTTTTTTCTAATGTCATAAGGTATAGGTGCATTAGATACACAGACACGTATGCACTCCATCTCTTCATCAGTAAAAGTATGTTGTAAGTTAGCAGTCATACCTTTATAAACTCTGGAGGTCATCTATTATTACTCTTATACTGGATAGCATCTTTGATAGAGTTGTATTCAGAAGACTTACCGTCTTGATCTGCAGTCATGACTTCATCAAATCCAGATCTCTCAATAATTTTTTGCTTTATTTCTAGTTGTTTCTTTTCTTTTTGTATCCTACGTAAGAAAGCATAGTGTATAATCTGAGTGAAATATGCAAAAGGGTTCTTAGATTTATCAGGATTGAAGTTGTTTATGTACTGTACACAGTTTTCTATACCATCACATACCATATCGTCTTTGAACATATAGTTAACAAAGTTTGGTTTGTATGATAAATGTGTAGCAATCTTTAGAAAACATTCACCAAGATAGTTTGTAATTCTTGGTTTTGGTTTACCTAACTTCTCTGCTTCTAAAATATCAAGTTTATATGCAACAATAGCAGTAAGGAACTCCTTATTGTTGACATAGTGCTCCGATCTTTTCCGTGCCATGTGTGTATGTCTTTGTAATTATTATAGTACATTATAAAGTGATTGTCAAAGAAGGGGTTGACAACATGTTATAAAGGGTGTACACTAACCGTGTGGCGGTTCAAAGGGGTTTTAGGCTATTAACTTTGAGTATCTTTAGAAGCATCTTCTCCTTTATATAATTTCTCTATCATATCTCTACAGTCTTTTACAGTTCCTATAGATCCCATTTCTCTTGTTATATCTGGATCATGACGTTTGAATCCATTTTTGACTATCTCATTGTAAGTAACTACTACCTGATGATCTTTGATTTCAGTCATCGTGATAATACTTGTCATGTGTATAATAAAAACATCTTCTTCAGACATTTTCATCCAAGGTTCAAATTTATATCCCAAAGGGATATTCGCTCCATGGGAGCGAACCTCTTGACAAACAACAGGATTGTCTATGATCACAGTTTCTTCTGCATGATCATTGTTTACTATAACTTTTGTAAGTATTTCTTCGCCTGTGACAAGTTTGATAGATGCTACAAACTCATCATAGGGGTCAGATTGTGATTTGGATGATGTCATAACTGAAATTTTCTTCGTTGTAGTATTTGATTCTTTCGATAAGATGATTCAAGGTATAGTTCTGCCTTGATCCTTTCTTACAATCATCAGCTACATCATAAAGAGTTGCTTTGAGTTTGTTTTGAGATTTACGTAAGACTCTACCTATGGACTGTAAGGTTCTAATTCTAGACTTACTAGGTGAAGCAAAGATAATGTTGTGAAGATTTTTGATATTGATCCCAGTTGAGAAAGTTCCGAATGAAGCAACTATGATTGCATTGGATTCCTCTTCTGTAATTCTCCTAACTTCTTCTCGCTCCTCTGTGTCCACACCTCCGTGAACAAAGAAAACTTTACGTTCGTTAGTATTTATGAGGTTATATAAGACCTCTCCATGGGCTGCTACCCGACTAAACAAGATTAAAGTATTACCTTTCAAGTCCAGTGCTAGGTTTCTTATAAACTTATTTCTCTTTTCGTGTCCTATCAAGTACTGAATTTCATCCTCATACACATCAAACTTCTGTGGATCATGCTTGAGTAGAAGTACTTTGATACTGAGTTTTGCTAGGAAACCCTTCTCCTGTAATTGTTTAGTGTCCACGATTTTATAAGAGGGTCCGAATAGACCTTCAAGAACCCACTTATGAGTTTGAGTACCATCGAGTGTACCCGTAAATCCGTACCTATACTTCGTGTCATACAGTTTAGTCATGATGCTTACTAATGATTTAGACTTAAACTGATGTGCCTCGTCCCCAATTATTACAGAAAACCTCTCAAACCACTTCTTAGGTAACTTGTAAATTGATTGCCAAGTTGATATAATAACATTCTTCTGACTCAACAGGTCTTTACCTGCATAGATTCTATGACAGTTCTCCTCGACATCCCATCCATAATCTATAAAGTCCTTATACATCTGTTCTACAAGAGACGTAGTAGGAACAACAATTAGTGTTGACCTATCATAAGATGCATGGTATCGTGTAATTGCATAGATCATCAAGGACTTACCAGATCCTGTTGGTGATATGATCAGTCTTCTATTCTTTTGTAATGCATCAAATACACCCTCAATCTGATAGTCTCTCGCCTTGTACTTCGAGATTGCCTTTAGGTAATCCTTTACCCCCTCATATGAAATTGATTCCGTCTCTTCGTATGGCAGTCCGTAGTACTTGGAGTTCTCAAATTCAAACTCGTAATTATATCTCTTACAAAAAGAAGTAACTTTATCTAAGAGTCCAACATATATTTCTTGCTTCTGTAAATTATATAATCTTATCTTACCATCCCAATACTTACTTCTATACTGTGGCATGAACTTTGCACCAGGCACGTCAAATGTAAATTCATCTGACAATTCATGCCTAATATGTGGTTCACAATCTATATGAAGAAAAACTTCGTTCTTCTTCTTTATAACAAGATCAGCCATAACCTGATGAGAATCTACGCCACTCAATTGCATTCTTTATTTGGTAGGTTCTATTTGTGATCTGTCTCAGTATCTCTTCCAAGAACTTTAACATGGTATCGTAGTATTCAATCTTCAGTTTAGTCTTACTCAGTTTCTTATCTGAGTCAAGATATAACTTGAGGTCATCTTTATCTCTGACCTTATAGGGGAAGGGTTCTTCAGCATATACTTGTGCTGTTGCTTTCCCTGTGTAATACTGTCTACGATCTAATAGCATAGAACTATACACCTGCTCATCACGCTTTCGCATGAGAAGTATTGTATTATATAGCTCGTAATACTTAGCATGTAATTGGGGTATTTTTAACGACTCAGTATCTAATTCGTCTTGATTCATCTTGGAATCTGCATTCCACATGTCTTGTATCCCTTCTATAGATAAAGGATTAGACTTTCTTTCCATTGACATCGATCACATCATATATGGTATATTTGAAAGAAGCTTCAGCAGTATAGTATGTTTGCTCATCTGCAGTGGCATTAAAAGGAACACCAGATAACTGATAGGGGAATAAATCCCTAAACTTTATACTTACTGTTGGGTTGAAGTTACTACTCAATACTTGTATTGTAGCATCAGATCTCTCATTTGAGGGATCATTAGGGTTATCTACTTGTATTTTGTTATTTAATAACTCACTATATTGATTGATAGACTCAGGAAATCCAAGTGATGTCATCCACTGATACAACTGAAGATAGTTTTCCATATCTTCATCAACCATAAAAGTAATTCTTAGATCATCGTACTGTAACTTATCACCTGGCACAGGAATATCTCTTAGGTAGTTCGCTTGATTTGCTACACCTAGTGTAATCTGAGGTAAGTTAGCAGAATTGCAAAGGAAATCTACCTTTGGACATCTATTGAGGATAAATTTGAATCCAATAATAGATAAAAAATTTCTATTTGAAACCTGTTGCAGTTTCATTGGGTGTCCAACACCCTGTCGTACAGGCATTATTATAATTACTTTCTTCTATTTATTGCCAATATTCGTCTAGTATATCAAAAGTTTTATTGAGGTATTCGTTTGCCCCATTACATTCCCATTGACCTTTCTCTCCAATCTCACACTTATAGTGTAATTCTCTTTTGAGTTGCATGAGTCTACTGGTCATAGCAACCTTGTTTAGTCTGCCATTCATTTTCTTTTAGTTTTGACGTATTCCAGAACATCACTCCTAATTTGCATTAGTTCATCAAAGCAGTGCTGATTGTGAGCACAACTTCTCAATACATGATCTGGTTTGTGTACTGATTCTATGTATAAATCCAGTGCACGATTGAATTTTTCTGTTTTTGTTTCCTGATTTATGATTGTGTTTTGATCTTTCATTGCTAACATTATACTTAATATAATTTAGCACAAAAAAAACCCACCTGCAAGAGGTGGGTTTGAAGTATATAAGCGACTCGCTTACATTAGGTTGAGTACCTTTACTCTTCTGTAGTATCTGTTGCTGTTAGCAGTGATTCTACCAAGACCTTGAGTTGTACCTTCAGCGAATGGGTTGGCGACCATACCATATCTGGTCTTGAAGCCAATTTTTGGCTGGAAGGTGTCTTGTCC